CGGCTGAAGTCCAAGATCCTTGCCCAGGCGGTGGAGCTGGAGACGGGTCAGGTTATTGACGTCTTGGTTCTGGACCTGATGCGGCAGGTTGTGGAGCTGGAAACAGCGCAGCCTATAACTGCTGTCAAGACACGGTCTTTGCTACAGGCAGTTGAAACAGAAGCGGCACAGGCTGTGGTTCGTGTCAAGAGTAGGCTTGTTGCGCAGGGTGTAGAGACTGAGACGGCATTTGCCATAGCACGTTTGAAGATGCGTGCACTAGTGCAAGCCGTTGAAATGGAGACAGCACTCACAATTGTGGCGCCCGGGCAGCTGCGGCTAGTCACAGAGACAGAGATAGCGCAGCCCTTTACCAGGGTGAAGTCCAGGGTACTGGCTCAGGCTGTGGAAACTGAGACCGCCACGGCCGTTGCACGCCTGAAGACCCGCTTGGTTGGTCAGGCCATTGAAGTAGAGATTGCCCGGCTATTCACGCAACCTGGTAGGATTAACACCGCCTTAGAGACAGAAATTGCAATGCCCTTTACCGCATTGAAGCGGAAGGCTATTGCACAAGTTGTTGAGACGGAAGCAGCCCAGGCATTCGCACACGTGAAGGGTCACGTGCTGGGCCAGGCTCAGGAGATGGAGCTAGCTCAAGCCTGGTTGCATTCCAAGCTACGTCTGGTGGCGCAGGTCGTAGAGACTGAGTCGGGCCTGACGATAGTGCGGTTGTTGCCTCCGCCAGATGAGTTGCCTAGTGGTGTGGGTACGGGCGGTGGCGGCATACAGGGGCGCACCAGCAGCCGGCACGGTGCACGATCAATGGTCACGAACGGAAAGGTAACCATTCTGTGAGTGATATCAGTCACAAACCTGTCTGGTGGACCATCAGTGAAGAGCGCCTGCTGGAGCTGCTGCATAGAGTGGCCAATGGTGAGGACCCAGACATGCTGTATATGAGTGAATACGCATCGGCGGACAAGGAAGACGTACCGGGAGGAGATGACGATGATTACAGTCCAGAGGGAGGCTAAGAGCCGACTTAGCGTGCCCATCAACTCGGCGGCTGATCACACGGACGCCACCATTTTCTTCGCTTTCCCCATTCGTGGTGAACGCCCCGATACGTTTGTTGCCGGCACCTGGATGGAGGCGGAGGCTGTTCAATCCTTTGGCAGCTGGTTGCGCGTTGCGGCTACGCCACGCATAGGTGACATAGGGCTGGACCTGGAGCCAGGCCACTATCGCTTCTACGGCAAGCTGCTTCTCAACGGTGACGAGGATGTGTGGGAAATTGACCCGGAGGGTCTGGAAGTCCAGTAGTCATGCCTGATACACGTGAGTTTCCAATTGATCTGGGTAGCGGCTATAGCGCCTGCTTCTATAGCTGGGATCCAGACCTGAAACTCAACCCACAATATCGGCATTTGGCACGTGTGCTTCCAGTAGAGAACGCTGGGTTGATCATCAGACATCCTCGTTTGGACAAGCCAGGTGAGACGCACGAAAGCGCTATTGCCTTTCACATGCCCGGTCTTGAGGAACTGAATGGTGACAGGCCGACGTGGGATGTCACCAGTCTGAATCCACTCACTGTCTCGCCTAGCATTCTGTGCACACCCAGCAAGCACGGTTGCGGTGCACACGGCTACATCCGGTTCGGTCGCTGGGAACCCTGTTGATGGCTGTCGCACCGGACCGTATTGCTCACCTTGATCCACGTGCGCATTGGGCGCAGGTGAAGTATCGGCCGCACATCGGGCAGCGCAAGATCCAGGCCAGTGGTGCCCGCCACAGAGTGGCAGCGTGTGGCAGGCGTTTCGGCAAGTCGCAAATTGGCGGGCACGAGGTCAGTCTTCAGCCGAAGCTGACGGAGACCGTGCTGCATGTGTTGGAGGACAACGATCGTCGCCACGAGATATGGTTCGTGGGTCCGGAATACAGCGACAGCGAGAAGGAGTTCCGAGTTGTTTGGAACGACCTGAAGCGCATGGGCGTTCCACTGGACAAGCCGGGCAGCTACTACAACCCCTCTCTACCAGCATCGGACATGGTCATCAGCATGTTCAATGGGCGCTTGATGATCAAGGGCATGTCCTCCAAGTATCCGGACACCTTGGTGGGTGAGGGCCTGGTGGGAGTAGTGATGTGCGAGGCGGCGAAGATGAAGCCGCTAGTGTGGTCCAAGCACATTCGCCCGGCCTTGGTGGACGAACATGGCTGGTCATTGTGGCTGTCCACCCCTGAGGGCAAGAATCATTTCTATGAGGCTTATCAAAGGGGCCTGGATCCTGCTCATCCTGCGTGGGAAAGCTGGCGCATGGCTAGCTATGTCAATCATCATGTGTTTCCGCTAGGGGCAAAGGATCCCGAAGTACACGAGATGAAAGCGGAAATGTCCGACGAGCGGGCAGAGCAGGAGATTGAGGCTAGCTTTACTGAATACGTTGGTTCTGTATTCAAAGACTTTGACGAGGAGATACACGTTCGGGATGTTAAGTACCGGCGGGATCTTCCGTTGTACGGTGCGTGCGACTTCGGTTGGTCCAATCCGTTTGTGTGGTTGGCCATTCAAGTTGACGTGTGGGACAACGTCTATATCCTAGGCGAATACCGGTGTACTCAGCGGGACATCAACGAGATCGCAGAAGAGTTGATGGAATGGCCGATGGCCAAGCACGCTATCAAGTTGTATCCAGACCCCGCTGAGCCGGACGACGCTCACGTGCTGGGCAACGCTTTGAAGCTGGCTGTTAATGGTGACACAGGTGGTGAGCTGAAGTACCGGCTGGAATACATCCGCAAGGCACTGAAACGGGTACCTAAGCATCTGGATGATGACGACCCACAGAAGCAGCCCAAGATCTTCATTGACCGCAGTTGCACGGGCTTGATTCGTGAGATGCAGGACTACCGATACCCGGAGAACAGGAGCGAGGTCCGGCCGGACGCTGAAGCACCCCTGGATAAGGACAACCACGCTCCTGAAGCACTGGGTCGTTTCTATCGTGGACACTACGGGCCACTAGTGGCGCCTGCGCATAGCGGTGCGGCCGTGGTCACCCGGGCACGGCTGGCTTCAAGTGGCCGGAGAAGGCGCAGGTAATGGAGCCTCTTCGTGAGTTCCTTATTGACGCAATATCAGAGAAGCCCATTGAGTTAGATGAAACTGAAATGATCACGGATGCAGTGATTCTGTTTCGTGTTGTTGATGCTTCTGGTGAGGGCTTGGAAAGGTATCGTTACACTGTGACCGGCGGCGTGACACTTGGAATGGCTATGGGCATGCTTGAGATCTCTAAGACCACCCTGATGGACTATTACGTCGCTGTCCTAGCGGATGACGATGAGGAGGACGACGAAGATGGCGACGGCTGAGTACACCCCATATTCCACCATTAGGGAGCTGCTGGGAGCGACTCTGCCAGGTTGGATCGTTGACCCCATTGAGCAGGCACGGATCGCTAGTTATGATCTGTATGAGAAGATCTATTGGGCGGTGCCTGAGACGTTCAAGGTGGTACAGCGGGGTGAAGATGACGAGCCCATCTACATCCCGGCTGCTCGTACGGTGGTGGAGACGCTGCATCGGTACATGGCCAACGACATGGAGGTTGTCTGCGATCCGGCGTTTGGTACCGACCAGGAGCGTGAGTTGGCCAACGCCATGTTCCAGGACCTGGCCAGTAGGGAACGCTTCTATAGCAAGTTCAACACAAACAAGCGAATGGGAATCATCCGGGGTGATTGGGTGTTTCACATGCGTGGTGATGTTGAGCGTGATGCCGGTGCACGAATCAGCATTGAGACCATCCATCCCAACAAGCTCTTTCCCATCAAGAACGAGGAGGAAGACATCATTGGGTGGATGATAGTTGACCACGTCACGGAAGAGGGCAAGAAGTTCATCCAGCGTACGGATTACCGCAAGACCACCGAGAAGGGTGGCCCGTCGCCCATCACGGTTGAAACCAATCTGTACGAGTTGGATGCCTGGGGTGGACCCGGCCAAGGTGAGGAGAAGGTGGTGCGCAGTGTGACGCCACTTGAGACCTTCCCTAGCCCCATTGACCAGCTGCCCATCTACCACGTGCCCAACTTCTCAGTGGACGAGTTCCTGTGGGGCAGCAGCGAACTGAGGGGGTTTGAGCGCATGCTGTCGGCCATTGACCAGAGCATCAGCGACGAGGAGCTGGAGCTGGTGCTGAATGGCCTGGGCTGCTACGCCACCGACGCCAGCCAGCCTGTGGACGATTCTGGAAACAAGCTTCCGTGGGATCTGGGACCTGGGCGTGTGGTTGTGGTGCCACGGCTGGGCCACTTCACCCGGGTGACGGGTACCACCACCGTCTCTCCGCATCAGGACCATCTTCAGTACTTGCACGATCAGCTGGACATGAGCAGCGGTACGCCTGCGGTGGCCAAGGGTCGTGTTGATGTCACGGTTGCTGAAAGCGGCATCGCCCTCACCATTGAGATGGGACCGCTGCTGTCCCGTGCGGTGGAACGTGAAACCATCGTCACGGATGTTACCAAGAACTACCTGTACGATTTAAACAAGTGGATCATTGCGTACGAGGGATCAGCATGGAACTTCCTGCTGACCAACATCCGCTTCAAGCCCATATACGGCACGAAGATTCCTGTCAACGAAGAGAAGAAGTTTGATCAGATCGTCAAGCTGGCGACGGCTGTTCCTATGCCGATCATTCCGTTGCCGGTTGCCTGGGATGAGTTGCGAAATCTGGGCTGGGAGTTGCCCACCAATGAGGAAATGCTGGCGATGCTGCTGGAGCAGAAGGCCGCTGAGATAGACAGCGTTGCCAACCGTATTGATCGTGAGCTGGAGGAAGGCCAAACCGACGACGGTCAGCCCGTTGATGAAGAAGCACCCGTGGTTGAAGACACAGAGGCAAACACCGATCCAGTGGAGGAAGCGTAATGGGAAGCACCAACACCACAACGGGTAGCGTCGCAGCGTTGGCGCATGCTGCCCTGTCTGGCACTGTGAACGACACCCTGGCCGACACACCTGCCGACCTCAACCACGCTGGTATATTGGGTACCGTCAACGACACTATGATCGTTGTGGCTACGGTTGCCAACGCTGAAGATAACGACAAGAAGCTCGCCGCTAAGATCAATGCCGCTAAGGCGATTTGTGAGGAGAATGCCAAGGAGACAGCCGCCAAGATCAACGCAGTGAGTGGAGCAACGACGGTGGTCGGCGTCTACCGGGACGACACGGGTGGCTTGTACTTGGACCTCCAGTTCACAACTGCTGCGGGTGTTGGTCCGGCGCCGTTGTCTGCGGGCGTGCATGTCGCTCGTGTGGCTGTGGATGCTTTGCTGAGCTGATCCATGTCAATCCCGGCAGAGCGGCTACCGAATAGACCTAGGAAGACCGTCAACCGGGCAGCGCTGGCCCGGAAGACGGGGCTTGTGGAGCCTCTCAGGTTGACGCAGGGCATTACCCGTGGTGACATGGCCGACACGCTTCGTGCGGCCGCTGAGGAAGCTGAGCGCACGGTGCGCAACGGGCTAGGGCGTGGCATTGGGGCTCAGGTTCGTGCCGATCAGCTACGGGCGGCTACCCGTGGCTTGACCCGGCTGTCGGACGAGTTGTGGACGGCCATCCATACCCAGATTAAGGGTGGAGTGAAAGACGCAGCCAAGCTGGCAGCGAATCATCAACTCCTGCGTGACCTTCAGATGGGTTTGCCTCGTGATATCATGAAGAAGCTTTCGGGTGGTACATTCTTCAGTGCTAACCAGGCTGCCAACGACATTCTCAGTCGGCACACCAATGGCTTCACACTGAGTCAGCGTGTGTATCGGAACAGTCAGGCAATGGTCTTACAGGTTGGCCAGATCATAGACCAATCGCTAGCAGCGCAACTGAGCGCCCGTGAGATATCTAGGAAGGTACTCGCCTTCATAAGTCCGAATACACCCGGCGGAACTAGCTACGCAGCAATGCGTCTGGGCCGTACTGAGATCAACAACGCCCATCACGACACAACTATTCGGTTGAGCCGTGATCGGCCGTGGGTTACCGGCTATCAGTGGCATCTATCAGGCAGTCATCCGAAGCCTGACGAATGCGATGAATTAGCCCATGAAGATCATTCTGGCATGGGCGAGGGTGTATTCAGAAAAGGTGATGTCCCTAGCAGGCCGCATCCTCAGTGCCTCTGCTATCTTGGCGTTGCGCAGGTACCTGAACAAGAATTCATTCGTCAACTAACCAGTGGTCGTTACGACCAATACCTCCAAGTTCAAGGAGCATAAATGCCTGATCTCACAGTGGTCAATCCGGCGAACTTTGCCGGAGCCCTTGCTGTTTCAGCGGTGGGTAGCGCTAGCGATAGGTTCGCCACTACTCGTGGGCGTCGTTACTTGATGCGTGTCAACAACGCACATGCTTCATCGCAGAACTTCACGGTGGACGATCCTACGAGTGTGCTGCCGCCGGGTGGTAGTGGTACGCCGGGAACGTTTGCTGATGTGGTGGTTCCCGTTCTCAACGCTACGACCAGGAGCTTCATGGTTGAGGCGGATCGTTTTGCCGACGCCAATGGCTGGGTGAACCTCGTGTTTGGCATCGCCGGTGCGATGAATGTGGAGGTGTATGGACCCTTGTGATACAGGGGTGATTGCTGTTGCTGGGATTGTCGGGTAGCCTTTCGGCACATATTCCTCTATTGACAGAAAGGGTCCGGCGTGATTCAGAAAATCCTTGACCTCCGCTTCGCTTTCCTCGCCCCCGTGATGGGTGCCGGCGATGAAGTTGATGAGGAAGACGAAGGCGAGGAAGAAGGCGATGAAGGCGAAGAGGGTGCTGAGGGTGCTGGAGACAAGCTTGACCCTCGCATCAAGGCGGCGAATGAGGAAGCCAAGAAGCATCGCCTGAAGGCGAAGGAGTTGGCTCGCAAGCTGCGGGAGAAGGAAGCAGCCGAGCGGGAGCAGGCGGACAAGGACAAGCCGGAAATTGAGCGGCTGAAGACGCAGGTGAAGCGCACCGAAGGCGTCGTGTCCGAACGGGATGAACTCAAGGTTCGTGTTGCCGTACTGGAAATGGCGATTGAGAACGGCATCAAGGATGTTGATTTCTTTGAGTACAAGCTAGGCAAGACCGGGCTTCTGAAGCTGGACGAAGAGGGCGATCTGCCCGAAGAACTCCAGGACGAAGTTAAGAAGCTGGTCAAGAAGATGGCCGAGTCCGAGAAGGACGATGGCGAAGAGCGTGACGCTCAGGAAGACGAGGGTGCTGCGAAGACCCCTCCACCGAAGAGTCCCCGACTGAGCGGCAAGGGCAAAGGCAAGAAGGAAGATAGCGATCTGGCTGCTTTGGCCAAGCGCTATCCAGCCCTCATGCAACGCCAGTGATCTCCGCTCTTTAGCTGAAAGGCAGGGTCCGGAATGGCCCGCTATGACAAGGTAGACCCGATCTCGGGCAGCTTCCGGGCACCGCTCAATGCGGACCTGACAGCTACCGAAGATACGGGTACCGGTCCACCCGTGGGTGTCACCATCAACGTCTCCGGACGAGTGGTTGTTGGCAGCGCTGTTGAGCCTGGCGATCCTATCGTTGGTGTTCTTTGCACCACTAGGAACATGAAGGCTGGTGACATCGTTGATGTCATGACAGCTGGTGAGATCGTGGAAATGCCGGCTGCGACATTCGTTGCTGGTGTTTCCGTGTGGTGTCTCACAACTGGTGTTCTGGACGCCACTGCACCCGGCGTCGGTGCCAACAAGTGCTACGTGGGCACGATGGTTGAGGCTGGACGCTTGGTCGTTCGCCTTGGCTCCGTGCAGGGAGTTTGATCATGACGTTTGCACTTCTTCGGGACCGCAAGGCCCAGCTTTTCCTTCCGCCCACCACCGACGGCATCGTGCCGGCACATGGACCGCAGGACCTCAACTCTGCGTTTGCTCAGGTGCTCGCTGATGTCACCGGTATGGCCAAGGGCTACAGCACCGAGGGCGACGTCCTCACCCAGACCATTGACGGTCGGGATCTCAATGACATGTGGAACGAATTCCAGCGAGTGCTGGGGTTCTGGAACGATCTCCGGTCCAGCATCGTGGGGGCGCTCAGCTTCCAGGTTGCCGCTCCAGTGGAGGACGTGCCGCAGGTCACCACGGACGACTTTGAAGAGGCTTCCGAGTTCGGCGTGCCAAAGGGCATCCGGGGCGGAGCGTTCTTCAGCCTGGCGTACGACTTCAAGTGGTATGACCTGGCTGCCCGCTTCACGTGGAAGTTCCTCGCAGAGGCAACGGAGTCTCCGGT